TTTTCGTCTTTTGTTTTTGGTGCTCTTGACTCGCTTTGTTGTTTCTACATTATAGTGTTTTATTGTATCGTACGTGCTGGTCGTTTGTTATCTTGTGACCACGTTTCATTGTTTTAGTGCTCTATCATCGCCTCTTCAAGCTTCACGGCTATTTTTTTTTTTTCAAGCAGAAGACGGCATACGAGTTCGTGATGTGACTGTAGTTCAGACGTGTGCTCTTCCGATCTTATATATTGGTTGTGAATAATTCTCTTGATAAATATTTTTATATCCATACTTGCTGAAAATTACTAGCAGCTCTTTTCTTGTTAAAAAATTCTTAAAACCTGTTCTGGAGGATATCCTATATTTGAATATATTGAAGAGAAGTTTATGGTTTTCTGAAATTGATTTATATCTTGGAGGTTCTCTTTTATATTTATATTTTTTAACATTTCCATCAAATTTCTAGACAAATAAATTAATGGTTCTGAAAAAAATTCAATCATTTTATTCTCTTCTACTCCCTTATCCTTCTCTGAATAAACTTCATTACTTTTTTTAATTATTTTTTTAGTTTTAGATTTATCAAAGAACAGGTGCTTTTCTATTTTTTGATACTCAGCTTCACATGTTTTTTTTTTTTTTCAAGCAGAAGACGGCATACGAGATCGTGATGTGACTGGAGTTCAGACGTGTGCTCTTCCGATCTAATTTATTAAACACTTCACCCATCATAACTTCTACTGTCATTTCGCTCTTCGCTATACTTTCTTCAATTTGTGCTGGATCCGTTCCATTTTGAACACAAAGTGATCTATTTGCTTCATCAAAAGCTGCTTGCATCATTAAAACAATTTCCTGCTTATTCATTTTCTTCTCCTGGGGTAAACGATGGGACTGGTCCTAATAACTATCCCGCCTCATGATATTCTATCATTTTTTCAACATCTTGTGAATCAACCAATTTATTTGCAATCAAAGTTAGTAGGTCATAGATTCTATGTAGCATTATGTAAGTAACCATTGGAAGGTTATCTTCTAAATTATTTGTCTCCGCCTTCTGGTCTTCCTGCATCTTCCCACCAAATTTCTCTACCCATAGCATCCGTAGGGGATATTATGTTTGACTCAAACTCTTCCTGTGTTTTGCTCATCTACTAATTTTACTATATTATCGTATCTTTGTAGGCCAATAGTGATTTTATAATCGCAATCTAAACAATAAAGATATATTAAAGATTCTCCATCGCCATTACATAAAAGAGAGCCTTGATCTTGTGGGCATAAAAGCTTAGGAACAAGGCCCTCTTCAGAAAGTTTAATATATGTTGATACGTATTGTATCTTCATAAATATCCCTTTCTAGTTTTTAGGAAATTTCAAATAAAATTCCTTTGCTCTTGGGGTTAAACCCTTCCAAGCTGACCAATCTGTACCGCCATTAGTCATATAATAAGCTATCTCTGCATTTATAGTTGGGTCAAATAATAGTACGTTTGACTTTAAATTAAATTTTTCTTTACGAACATCGCCGAGATTACCCAACATGTTGATCTGAAAAATTCCATAGGAACTGTCTCCAGTTTTCCTGTTGCCATTGTATGCCATAGGTCGTCCGTGAGACTCCCTCATAGCAATGGCCCAAGCAGTTTTAAGTGCTTTTCCTTCAAAGCCTGCTGCCCATAGAAGATTTTTTAGTTCTTCTTTAGACAAAGCCTCTGATGGCTTGTAAACAGTATTGCTGTACTTCACTAAGGTTTCTTTCTTAAGTTGTACTTCTGTCTTTGGTTTTACTATTAGAGCTTTTGCTTCTACTGTTCCCACTGTGCTTGAAAACAAAAACATTACTGTTATTGCAATCGCAGCATATTGATGAACAATATCGCTTAAGCTTTTCTTTATATTCTCCATTGGCATTTCCTCCTTTAGAGATAGCGAACTATAATCATACCATTTGAATAAAGTCCATGTCAAATGATTTTTTCTTGTTGACAAAGAATATCTAAATAGTATACTTCGAATAGGGGGGTCGGGGGGTCAGCAAATCAACAAATTCAACATATATTATATATATGTATATAAACTATATTATATATTATAGTTAACTAAAAAACAACAATAAAAATTTTTAATCTTTTCTTTTATAAAAAACTTTGGTACACTTAGAACTCATTCAAAAAATAATCAATCCGTAAGGCGGAAGAAAAGGCGACAAATGAAAAATACTATTGAAAATCCTTATGAAAACTTTATTGCACTGTCAAGATATGCAAGATGGATTTCTGACGAAAATCGTCGTGAAACATGGGGTGAAACAGTAGATAGATATTTTGACTTTATGCTGAATCACTTAAAAGAAAATAACAATTACATTCCAGATGAAAAGCTAGTAGCGGAATTAAAAGACGGTGTGTTTCAACGAAATGTAATGCCTTCAATGCGTTCTGTAATGACTGCAGGACCTGCATTGGAAAGAGATAATGTAGCTGGATATAACTGCTCTTTCGTACCAGTTGATTCACCAAGATCATTTGATGAAACTATGTATATATTGATGTGTGGAACAGGTGTTGGATTCTCTGTTGAATACAAGTATGTTAATAAGCTTCCTGCCGTTCCAGAAACACTTGAAAAGTCAGATACTGTTATTGTTGTTGAAGATTCAAAGCAAGGTTGGGACAAAGCATATCGTGAACTACTAGCACTACTTTGGACTGGACATATACCAGCAGTTGATGTTTCTAAAGTTCGTCCAGCTGGAGCAAGACTTAAGACAATGGGCGGAAGATCTTCAGGACCTCAGCCATTGATCAATCTTTTTGATTTTACTATTGCAAAGTTTAAGGGAGCAACTGGCCGTCAACTAAAACCAATTGAGGCACATGACTTAATGTGTAAGATTGGAGAAGTTGTAGTTGTTGGAGGAGTAAGAAGATCAGCAATGATTTCTCTTTCAAACATTAATGACATTGAAATGGCATCTGCAAAATCTGGAAACTGGTGGGAAAATAATACACAACGTGCATTATCAAATAACTCAGTTGCATATTCAAGAAAGCCAGAGATGGAACAGTTTATTGCAGAGTGGAAAAATCTTTATGATTCAAAATCAGGAGAACGTGGAATTTACAATGTTGCAGCAGCACAAGCTCAGGCAGCAAAGTATGGAAGACGAGATCCAGAGATTCATTATGGAACTAATCCTTGTTCTGAAATCATTTTGCGTCCATATCAGTTCTGCAATCTTTCAGAAGTTGTTATTCGTGAAAATGATACAAAAGAGACTATTGCTAATAAAGTAAGGCTAGCCACCATCCTTGGAACATGGCAGTCTACTTTAACAGACTTTAAGTATATTAGAAAAATTTGGAAAGATAATACTGAAGAAGAACGACTATTAGGAGTTTCTCTTACTGGTCAATTTGGACATAAGTTTATGTCTGGAAAACAAGACATTGTTTCATTAGAAGCTTACCTAATGAACCTTAGAGAATATGCTCGTGAAATGAACAAGGAAGAAGCTGCAAAAATAGGAATTCAGGAATCTGCAGCAATTACATGTGTTAAACCTTCTGGAACAGTTTCTCAGTTAGTTGGAGTTTCATCTGGAATGCATCCATGGCACTCACAATATTATATTCGTACAGTTCGTGGTTCAAAGGGGGATCCAATTTCTACTTTCTTAAAAGAAGTTGGAATTCCAGTAGAAGATGATGTAATGAAGCCAAATGACACTTATGTATTTTCATTTCCAGTAAAAGCTCCAGAAGGTGCAATTGTTAGAAGTGATTTGACAGCTCTTGATCACTTAAATACTTGGCTTGTGTATCAAAGAGCTTGGTGTGAACATAAGCCATCTATTACTGTTTCAGTAAAAGAAGAAGAGTGGATGGAAGTAGGGGCTTGGGTATATAAGCATTTTGATGAGGTATCTGGAATTTCCTTCCTACCTTATTCTGATCACTCATATAAGCAAGCTCCATATCAAGAAGTTTCAAAAGAAGAATATGATGAGCTAGTTTCAAGAATGCCAGCAAGCATTAGATGGGAAGACCTATCATTCTATGAGACAGAAGATGGAACCTCTATAAATGCCACCCTTGCATGTACATCAGATGGCAACTGTGAGCTTGTAGATATATCTGCCTAATGGTAGAATTAATTATTGGTCTATGACCAAAATTCTGAGCAACAGGGCTCAAAATGGAGATGATAATATGGCTATCAAAAAATTTGATAAAGCTGATTTAAATAAAGATGGGAAAGTAACAATGCAGGAACAGATTTTAGCAGCAATTGGCACCTATGGAAGAGCATTCCTAGCAGCAGCTACAGCTCTATATATGACTGGAAATACTAATCCAAAAGATTTGATTGCAGCAGGTTTTGCCGCAATTGCTCCAGTTGTCTTGAAGGCTCTAAGTCCAAGCAACAAAGAATTTGGATTTAAGTCTAAGTAATTAGTCAATTAGAAATACTCCTGTGCTAAAATTGGTACAGGAGTATTCCTATTTAGGAGACTATGGCAAATGGCAGGACAAAAAAATTTTGAAGTAGATCAAAACGCTACTTTCAGCTTTCAGGTACAATATACCCAGGAAGATGGAGAGACACCGATTGATCTTACTGGTGCATCAGCAAAGATGCAGGTTCGTGATACAAAAGGCGGAAGCAAGTTAGCCGTATCACTTACATCGCCATCTAATGGTATTACAATAGATGGACCAACTGGCACAATAAATATTATTATGACGCCAACACAAACTAATAAACTTTTTTATCCTAAGTCATCTTATGATGTTATGGTTATCGATTCTAATGGGAATAAAATAAAACTCCTTGAGGGTTTTATGACTCTTAGCAGATCGGTAACTATATAATGGCTGAATCCGTAAAAGTAATAGAGCAAAAAAATAAAGTAATTATTTCAACTCCTGGACCACAAGGCCCAAGAGGTAGAACAATTTTGAGCGGAACTGCAGCTCCAGCAAATAATTTAGGTTTAGCTGGAGATTTTTATTTTAATTCTACGACTTCAGAATTTTATGGCCCAAAGCTAGATGATTCAACATGGGCTGGGGCGGGTATAATAATACTTTCTTCAGCTCCAGAAAACTTTTCTTATTCTTGGGAGATGAGTCAGATAACTGGTCCAGTAGATGGCATTTATTCTGTTATCATAAACCATAATTTGGGCTTTAATCCAAACGTTTCAGTAAAATCAAGCTCAGGGGATATGCTTGAAACAGGCATAGACTATAATAGTACTAGTAGACTAACATTGACAATGGCTCAGCCATTTTCAGGGACAGCGTACCTGTCTTAAGGAGATAAGAAAATGGCAAGATTATTCGTAACTGGCATTAATCTGAATAAGAATGAACTTCAGAATGCTAGAATTCACAACCTTAGCTCTGCGCCGTCCAGCCCAGTAGCAGGTCAAATTTATTTTAACACAGGAGACAATACATTATACTTCTATAATGGATCTTCCTGGATTCCAGCTTCTGGTTCAACAGAAGTTATTCAAGATTTAATTGGTTCCTCATTAATTGGCGGGACAGGATTAACAGCAACTTATAACGATACTTCAGGTGAAACAACAATAAACCTTGATAATACAGCAGTAACACATGGATCATATGGTTCAACCGCTGCTAAAACAGTATCATTTACAGTAGATCAGCAAGGTCGTTTAACTGCAGCATCAGAACAAGATATTGCAATTGCTACAACTCAAGTAACTGGACTTCAGGAATTTATCGAAGATACAGTTGCGGGATTAGTAGTAGAAGGAGAAGGTATTGATGTATCTTATAATGATGCAGCAAATACTTTTACAATTTCTGGAGAAGATGCATCTAGATCGGAAGAGCGTCGTGTAGGGAAAGAGTGTGAGTGTCGGTGGTCGAGGTATATAGTACAAGAAAAAGAAGAAGCGAAGTAAG